TCATTACCCGGGTGGATGCAGAGTCAATGTATTTTGATGTGTGAATCACATCATCCGTGCGGTCAGCCGATGCAGACTTCACAGATGTCAGGATGGCTTTCCTTATCTGAGATTCGGATTTGTAATTGACGCCGGAGCTGACGCCGGAACTTTGAAGCAACAAAACTGCACGATCTACATCGCGTTCAAAGTTATCAGAGTCTGTGTTATCAACCAGACCATTCACAATCTTCAGGGCATCGTGCAGTTTTTGTGCTTCTATTGCCGTCTGTGGGGTCGCCAGATTGAACTGTGACAGGTCAACCTGTGCAATAGGACGACCTTCGCGCCCAGAACTAGATTTTTCTTCGCTGCTGGTTAGGTAAACGCCAGTACCAAAGTGCCCGGTGCCACGGCCACCATCCATTCTTCCCAGCGTCGTGTCTCGTCCATAGCGGAGGTCTCCTGCATGGAACCCAACATTCTTTAGGCTGAACCGGATGTCTTTGTTCTCGCCAAAATCACCAAGGTTGCCGGTTGCAGACTTGACTTGGTTGGCGCTCAGAACAGCAATATGCTTGTGGCCGCCTTCCTTGACAGTGAAGGAATCAAACCCAAGCTTCTTCAAAGATTTCTGTACGCGGGGATCTTCGACGTAGTCCCACACACCATTGCTCAATTGCTTGGTTAGCTCTTCAGCACTAACGGTATGCTTGTCTAGATAGATGTTGCCTTTGCTTAGATAGTCAGACGCAACATCATTAACAATCTGTTGAACGTGGTCAGGATTGTTGTAGTCGAACAGAGTTTCTGCGCGAACCCATAGCGGGTAGATCTTGGCAGTCTTTTCTTTTCCTTCGCTCAGATATTGAAGAGACTTAGCCTCAGAGATTCTGCGCTTGATAAAGTCTTCTGCAAACTTGGCATCGGGAGAGATAAAGATCGGTCTGTTGTCGCGGAACATGGAGAAGTCCTCCATGCTGGCGTGATACATGACTTGCGGGCGGCCTTCATCAATGACGCCACTTGCACCAAACCAACGTTTAAATTCTTTGGTTTCGGGCGGAGCCTTTTTGTGGGCAGCGTCTTCTGCTTCCTTCGCGGTGGGGAAGAAGGTTGTAAGACTTAGCTTATCAACTTTCTCCCCCGTCTCTTGGGCGTAAAGCTTAGGGTCCGTAATCTTGTAGGTGGCAAGTGCTTGGTCGTCATCGTTGGCAATCGCCTCACGGATGCGGGAGATGGCGTTCATCTCTTGCATCATCTTGAACGCAGCCTGATCGTCGCCAGCGTACCCCTTTACCAGCTTATTGAGGGTGCGCCACGAACGGGTAGCCGCAGACTTCTGCTGTGGTTGCGTCGTGCCAATCGAGTTCTCTTCAATCAGTCTAGCGCGCTCATGCTGATTCCAGATGCCCTGCGGGATACCCTTGGGGGCCAGACTGAACTTCTCTACCTTATCCGCAGTCTCTTGAGCGGCAACAGCTTGATCAACCCATGCTTGGGCATCGCGCTTAAGGCTGAACGTGTCATAGATGAAGTTATCACGCGCATCGACAACATTCCAAGCAGCACGCTCTCCGCCAGAGTCAGTGCCGACGGAGGTCTTGACGATCTTGTATTCGGCGGGAAGGCTTAGTTTCTCCGCAGCCTCATCCACCTTCTCGATCTTCTTGGCAAGCTTGCCTTCTTCAATCTTGCCGAAGATGTCTTCAGCAGACTCATATCCAGCGCCGGTCAGGGCACGCTTGAGCGCAGCAAAGAAGTCCTTGATGCGTTTAAATAGCGCAGCCATCATGCCCGGGGGAGGCTTGGTGCCGCCATCGAAGTCGCCAAAGGCGTCAGCAATAGCTTCCTCAAGGATGTCAGCCTCGGATAGGCCCAGCTTCTTGTAGGCATCAAAACGGGTCATGACCTTGCCGTCAAGCTCAGTCATCTGGCCCTTGAGGTACTTATCCACCCAAGTCTTCTTGGCCTGCTGCTCCAGCGCCTTCCATTGCTGCGGGGTGAAGAAGCCAAGGTTCTTCAAAGCATGCAGCGCCTCATGGCGCATGGTCTGGACGGGCTTGTCAGCTTCCAAAGCGATCTTGATCAGATTCTCAGCGTAGGAGCCGCTTGCGTTGTTCTCGATCTGGTCAACGATCTTGAGGGCAACGTCCTTCAGGCCGAACTTGGAAAGCAAGGGAACCAGAAGCTCTTCTAGCTTCTGAACGCGCTCATCACGCTCGGCCTCTTTCTTGGCCTTCTCTTGTTCCTGCTTGACCTGCTCTTCAGACTTGGGAGACTTCTTGACCTTGATGCCGGGGGTCTTGCGGCCATCAAGCTCTTTCTGGGCGCGGTCAAGGAAGGCTCCTTGCTTGCCGGAGTCAACGATCTCTTGAAGCTCTTTGTCCGACAGGTTAGCCAGAATGCTCTGCTCGGCCTCTGCCCGGGTCGGGAAGGTGCCGACCGTCTTGCCTTCTTTGGTGACGGTAAAGCCCTTGCGGGTGACCTGCCTCTTGCCCACAGGCTTGGCCTGTAGGGGGACGCCGTACTCTTCAATACGGTTTAGCAAGCTTTCAATGCGACGACCCAGAATGTCTTCTGCGCGGGCTTGCTGGGCTTGGGCCTTCTTGTAGCCGTCCGTGTCGGTCTCGCCACGGGCTTCCATGGACTCCAGCGCAGCCCGGCCTTTTTTGACCGTCTGCTCATGCTTGGAGACATCCTGAAGCAGCTTGTCCGCTTCCTTGCGGCGCAGACCCTGTAAACGCTCAATCTTGGCGGGCACATCCTGTTCTTCAAGGATGGTTACCAGCGGCTTCATCTTGCCTTCGGGCGTGATGGCAAAGCCGGCAGGACGCTCGCCCTCAACAAAATCTTGTTCTGCGATGTCAAACCCACCCGGCAGAGGGGCACGGGGAGAAGGTTTGGGAGCTTCCTTGGGTGCAATAGACACCAAGGTCTGCTCTTGGACATCCAGCTTCTGCTTCTTGGCAGCAGCTTCAGCCTTGGCGCGGTCAAAGTAGGTGAACTTGATCTCGCCGGTCTTAGGATCAATGGTGCGGAAGACCTGTTGACGGGACTCGGACAGATCGCCATTCTTCAAAGCGGTGTCCAGCAGCATCTCTGCGGCACGCTGGGACTCCAGACCTGCGGCGTCCATCACGTCCTGAGAGATAACCTCCCGGGCCAGAGGCTGGTTGCCCATCTCTTGGAAGCTGACACCCACGTATTTCAGGGCGTTGTTGTACTGCTTTTGGGTAAACCGGCTGGCGTTGGAGCCTTCAGGCAGGACAACCTGTTCACCCGGGGCGACGGCAGGCAGATCTTTGAGTGATTTAAACGCAGCATAGAGCTGCGGTTGGGACAGCTTGGTGATGTCACGGTTGCCGGTCGTGCGCTCAAGGAAGTCGCCAAACCCTTTGGTCTCAGTGGCGATGTTCTTCTCGACCGCAGCGTTGATGACATCCTCGGGGGAGAAGGTCTCTTCCCCTTTAAATCCAGTCTTGAACGCCAGAATGGAGTCAAGCGCAGCCTGCTCCCCTTGCGGGTTCACATTGGTCATGGCATCCCGGATGTCTTCCACGGAGAAAGACTTAAGCCGGGGCATGCCCATGTCCTTACGGTACTGATCGACGTACTTCAGGACTTCAGAAGACAACTCTTCCCGGGTGATGTTGCCAACCGGGTTCTGTAGATCAACCTCTTTCTCAGGCTCTGCCACCGCTGCGGGGGCAGGCAAGGCAAGCACGGGAGTCTCGGGCAGGCCTAGGTTCTCCCGGGTGCGGTTAAGCTGTTCCTGCTGTGCAGCCAGCTCTTCCTGACGCCTTGCAAGGGCAGCAGCTTTCTCTTGTTCAAAGGCTGCCTCATCTTCTTTTTGCTTCAGTGCAGCATACTGGGCTTGGGCGCTAGAGCGTCCAGCAGCACGGGCACCAGCACCAAACGGAGCGCCAACCAAGCCCGCCCCGTAGGCGGCTTCCCCGTACTCAGACAGGGCATCAGGAGTGGTAAGAGGCAGGCCTGCTTGCAGGCGTTCCAGCATCTGCTGGGTAACCTCAGTGGGGATCTCAGCAAGAACACCCACACCAGCACCCCGGGCCAAGGATGCGGCAACGCCTTCCTTGGCAGCTTTCTCAAGGGATGCACTGGTGCCACGGGCCAGCATCTTCTCAGCCTCGGGGCCAAGGATCTTGCCAATGAACGTGCGGCCAAGGGGAATGGCGGTAGCAGCCACCTCAAGGGCAGTGCCCGGAACAGCAGCTCCCAGCGCGGAAAGACGGGAAAGATCCCCGGGGGTCTCTTCCTGCTGACGAACTAGGTTAGAGCCGTACAGTTGGAGCAGGGAAGGGATAGCTGCGCCGGTAAGACCGCCGACAATAGTTCCAGCAGGCCCGAACGGCGAGCCAGCCATAGCGCCAGCCTTACCACCAGCAATAGTTGCGGCGATGTTGGGGAACTGTTCTGCCAAAGCAGCGGGGACTTGGCTAATAGCCTCCCCGGCGGCAGACAACAGGCCGCTCTGCTCGTATGCCTGCTTGACCTTTTCTAGGCTAGCACCCGGGGCATACTGCGCAGAAATCTCTTGCTGACGCTGTAAACCACGACGGGCAGCGGTCTCAGGATCAATAACTGAGCCTAGGGCGGTCTCAAGACCTGCGCCAAATCGTTTAAATCCACCGATACCGGAGGCCAAGATCCCCTCTTCGGGGGCGGCCTCGGATGATGCAATGACTCGTTTTACCGTGGCTTGAATTACCTTCGGATCAGTACCGTCTGGAAACTCAAGGATGCGGCCATCTGCTAACTGAGCTTGAACCGTCATCTAGACCTCACTGAATGGGGTTACCTTTAGCATCAAACCGCATCACTGTACCGGCTGCCGCAGGGGCCGCGCCGCCAGTCTGCACGTTTACATCCTGCATGATTGCGGCTTTACGCTGATCAATCTTACCTTGAATCTTGGCTCGTTCTGCGTCGGTTTTTGCCTGATTGAGTTCAAGGTTCAACAGCTTGAGCGAAGTGTCCTTCTCCAGCTTATCTGCCAAGAGCTTCTGGCGGTTGAAATCGGTACGGATATCCACGCCGCCTTGCGCTCCAGAGGCAACCCGCAGAGCATCTTCCAGAGAACCTTTGTATCCGGGCTGCGCCAGAATCCGGTCTGCGATCTGAAGCAGGGCTGGATCACGACGCTCGGCCTGAACAGACAGTGCACGGTTGCGGTATTCGATCTCCTTGTTGAGCTTCTCCAGCTCAAACCGGCGACGTGCAATCTTGTCGGCGGAGTCTCCCGCTTCCTTCATGTCGCCGCGCTTGGTGGCGATATCGTATTTCTTCTGCTCCATCAACAGCTTGTTGTAGTTGTCTTTGGCGGCAGCTTCCAACTCCTGAGTCTTGGTGATAGAAGCACCAAACGCCGGGGCAGCTTCACCGACACTGCCAAGGAAGGTAGCACCGGGTCTGGCTGCTTTGGCAGCCATGGTAAATCCAAAGTTCATCAAAGCATCGGCTAGGCCGCGAGATTTAATCTCTCCGGCCTTACCCTTCTGAGCTTCAATCAGCTTGTTCAGTTCATCACGCTCGCCTTTGTGCAGGCCTTGCATGCGCTCATAGATAGACATCGCCTCATCGGCAATCGACTTCTCTGACACACCTGCGGTCTGGGCAATAGCTGCGGAGGCTTTCTTTACCTCTTTGGTGGCCTTGACTGAAGGTGCGGGGGCGGGAGCGGAGGCAGGAGCAGCAGCTTGCCGAGCCGGAGCCGGAGCAGGAGCGGGAGTGGGAGCAGGCTTACGCTCCTTCTCCATGCGAGCTGCAACTTCAGGGGCTGCGGTCCTTAGAAACTCAAGGCGCTGCTCTTCTTCTGCCGCCCGTTTTGCTTGCTCCGCTGCCCTGCGGTCTTGAAAAATGGATTGGCGACGAGCCTCATCCATGGCTAGGGAGGCGGGGTCCATGCCGCTAAACTGAGCCAGAGGATCAATGTCACCGCCGTTGGCGAAGGCCACGATACCGCCTGCGGCCATGCCTTCTTCCATGCTATCTGCGAACTGATCAGGGATGCCAGCAGCAACACCACGGCGCATGGAGGCGCGTTGCGCCATCTCTTGGGCAATAGCCTGAAGCTGCACAGCATCACCACGGGCGATAGCCGATTGCTGGGCCTGTTGCAGTTGCTGGTCAGACAGCTTGCTGATGATGTCTTCAACGTTGCGGGTGTCAGTCACACCGCCTTCAGCATAGGAATCAACCATGCCGCCTTCAGCACGGTTTAAAGCGCCAAAAGCACCGATGCCTGCGCCGACCAGCGTGCCGAGATTGTTAGGCTGACCGCCGTACAAGGTCTGGACCGTGCCCATCGGGGTGCCGCGCAGCAGGTTCGACATGAACTCAAGCTGCTGGTACGGATAGCGCTGCTGGTTCAGGAAGTCCTGATAGTTCTGACCTAGTCGCTGCTGTTCCAATTGCTGCTGCTGCGTGCCGTACAGGTTCTGGAGCTTGTTGATGTCCATGCCCTGCTGGAACTGTTGACCGCCCAGTTGGCCCATCTGACCTGCGCCTTGCAAAGCGGTTTGCAAGCCTTGCATACCCAGACCAGCACCGTATTGACGAGACTGCTCACGCAGTTGCTGCTCACGGGCGAACTGTTGTTGCGCCTGATCAAAAGCAGACATGAAACCCCGGGCACGGATGTCACCCAGTTGGGTTCCCAGATTGCGCTGACGCTCTGCCTCAAGAATGGCTTGACGGCTACCGCCAAACGCACCGGCACGGGTGGCTTGCCCCATATCGGCAACGCGCTGCATCTCGGAGGTGCGCTGGGCTTCCCGAAGCTGCGGCTCCATGGCCTGCTCGATGAACGGGTTCATGTACTGAGCTGCACGCCCAGATGTAAATTGACCCATGCGGAACGGGTCGTACTGCGTACCCAGAGCGCCCATGGTGGCAGCGCCAGCAAACTGGCCGGCTTGAGCGCCAAGCTGCGAAGGCTGCATGCCAGCCGCGCCTTGGAACGACTGCTGCTGCATGGGAGAGAACCCAGCAACCCTCTCGCCGCCGTAGGCTTGATATGGGTTCTTGCTGATGTCCGTCAGCGCTTGGCCCTTACCCAGCGTCTCCTTGGCATACGGTTTAGCCCAGTCCGGCAGATCCGAGACTTGAGTCTGAGTTGCAGGAGCGCTGCCGCCACCACTGTCGTACACACGACGGGTAGAAGTTAATTTGCCGCCCTCACCATAGCCACAGTGTTTGCTAGGGATGATCATGCCGTTACCTCAAAAAATCTTTGGTACATGACGCTCTGTACCTCATAACCATACTTTTTTGCAGTTGCACGCCATCCCGGGCGTCCAACGAATTCAATGCCAGCGCAGCCTGCGTCCTTTGCAAAACGCTCTGCGACCTGTTGCATAACATCTTCCACCTGCTCTAGCGCCCCGGTCTGCATGGCGCAGTACTGGACCGTCAGCATCTTGCAGCGCGGGTACACCTTGATCTCTGTGATCACATGACCAAAGATGTTTCTTTCGTCATGAGCAACCCACAACTGCATCTGCCCAGACAAAATCATCTGGAGGATGTCATCTACCGTTGCCCTGCCCCTTGTCCATCTAGAAGATGAATTTAAATGCGGGAGGAGTGCAGGGATGACCCCCGCTACCCCGCCCGCCGGGACAAGGCTAATGTTCATGCCGGCAGCAGCTTCTCAGAGCGGCTATCCACAGCAACCTTACCTTTGCCAACCGTCTTGCCACGGTTCTTCTGCACACGATCCATCATGGCGTACAGCTTGCGAGCGCCAGCCTCAGTCGAGCCATTGCCCAACTCAGAGACGATACGGGCAGGCACCACAAACTCACCATCAGCAAGACGTGCAGGACGCTTGTTGGCAATCGTGGCGGGGATGTCATCGCTCACGCCATCGCCGGGGCCACGCAGCAGACGCCCGCCATCAGAGTAGTCGCCCAGATGAGAGAGTCCGCCAGCGGCGTACATCTGCCCACCGTTAGCCATGCTCATCATCGCATCGTTGCGATCAGACATGCGCTCGACCGGCAAGTCCATCAGGCCACCGTTAGCGGCCATCGCAGTGGTGGGATTTAAACGAGTAAAGCTTGGGCGGAAATAAGTGTACTCACCCATGTCACCTTCGCGGGTAGGAGGCATTTGACGACCGGGGTCGTAAGAGTATTGATACTGCTCACTGTCTACTGGAGCCGTAGAAGTCTTTGGCTCAAGCATAGAAGACAGTGCAGGGGCTGCCGCAGCGCCACCATATTGCATCAATTTCTTGGCACCACCCACGTTTTGCATGAATGATTCAAGACCACCTTGAGAGCCTAAGCTCTTAACACCTTGACCAATCGTTCCAAGACGATCAGCAAAAGATCCGGTGTTAAAAGCTTGGGTGGCGGCATTGCTTGCATTTACATACGGTTGGGTTTTGCTAAGAATGTCTGTTGCATATTGACCCACAGCTTCTGGAGCCAACCCGGCAGAAGGAACAGCACTAGCAACTTGCTGCACACCAGATTGAGCTGCAGCCAACTCAGGAGCTAGTCCTGCTTGAATACCACTTTGAGCCAGACCGCCTGCAAGACCAGCGCCACCATAAGCGCCAAGACCAGCCATCACGCCCTTTTTTAAACTGCCAGTGCGCAAACCTTGCAGGCCACCAACCGTAAGAGCTGCTCCCATGGGAGTGCCAAGAAACGCAAGAGAAGTACCAGCAGTTAAAGGCGCAAGCGCCATGCCGGCGATCATCGGCAGAAGATTCTTTAGAAAACCTGCTTCAGGCAAACCAGTCTGCGGGTTAGTAGTGAGTGACCCGCCATGAGCCATAGCAATCGATTGAAGGCTTTTTACTTCACTCGGAGCCATATGGACAAGCATTGTGTCCGGCCCTCGGCCTTGAGCAGCCAGATGGTTTGCGGCAAGTTGTAGGCTCATTGGGGCCTCACGGAATAGGGGTTAATTGAGTCTAACATGGGGGGTTCTCAGAGGCAATCAGCGGCTAATCTCTTCCCAGTCCAGAGAACCAAGCACTTGATCCCCGTTGGACGCTGCCGTGCAGGCCAACGTAATCTCATAGGCAGTCGCGGTAAACGGGTTGCGCTCAAGCTGGGTGGTAAATAGCGCTTCCTTCAAAATGTCCACGCTGTTTGCGCCTTGGTTGGAGCCTTGGAAATAGCCCGTCGCCAAGATGCGGCCCCCGGTAGAGGAGAACGCCGTGCCGGTGATGTTGTATTCAACCGCCGAGTTGGTGCCCGCGCTCACCCAAGTGCCGCCGGTCGTGGCGCCGTTTGCAACCACCGACCACTGGTAGTTTGCGTTGTTTGTAACACCTAAGATTGATATGGCCGTCAGGATGGCAATTGCATCCAGCCGCGTTGATTTCAGGCGGAACGCCACGATAGGGTAAACCGTCCCCGCAGTGGTCAGCGTTTTCGGGGTTGTGATGGGGATTCCGGCAGATAGCTGTGCCCCGCGCAGTTCATACCCGCCCTCAGAGATCACGGTGGAACAGACCTGTTTGAGGGTGCTGGCACCCGTGGTCGCCGCCGTGTTGGTCATCTCATACCGCAGCGGCAGCGAGGCGGTGGTAATGTAGGTCGTATTAACTAAGTTGGCATGGTCAAAGTTGTGGCACGGGACAAATGCCCCGTTGATGATGAACCCGGTGCGGACGGTGCCCAAGCCCAGCCACTCAACGTCCATGTACAGAATCTGCGCCTTGGACGAATCCAGCGTCAGGCCCGACGGGCCGGTGCCGTCCAGCGGGTCTTGGTTCCAGTCAGCCTGAGCCACACGGGTGTTGATCGGAGCGCCCGTCACGCTGCTGCGCTCGACCATGTAGTTGGTGGAGCCGTCCCGCTCGAAATAGATGCCGTTGGCCGCGCCGTAGTAGCCCGCACGCTGGCGAAGTCCAGCCTTAGCCGTACCAAACACAAAGGTGTTCATCACCAGCAAGCTCTTGCCCGGCTGGTAGGAGAAGACTTTGGTGGTCTCGCGGATGATCTCATCGCCGCTGGCCGAGCCAACGGTTAAGTTGACCAAGCCTTCATCCGCGCTGAACGTAGCGGCTGCGGTGCCAGTAATGCTGCTGACCCACAGGTTGTTGTCTGCGTAGCGGTGGGAGGAATCAAACAGCGTCAGGGGGTTGCTGACCCGCAGACGCCCGAAGGCATCTAAGTTGGTGCCACCGATTGTTACAGGGATGGTTTCCATAGTTGCCACGAGTTGCCCCAGAATGTTGTCCAGCCGGTTGAAGTACAGGCGCAGAACGTCAGCAAACTGATCGTGGTAGCGCTTCTCGTAGTCCGGCGGAGCTGTGGGCAGGCGCGGAGCGACAACCCGGTTGAGTTCGTACTCTGATGTAACGATCAGGGCCATCAGCGTCTTCCGTCAGGACGGATGTCGATTGCAGGAACGCCCAACTGCCAGTTCACCCCCAACCCATCGGAGCTAACTTTGAATGCCATCTGCCGACCACGGATGCGCGTGTAAACGATCTCGGTGAACTGCTGCACCGTGTAGTTGCGCTGACCCTGATAGTTCTGCGTACTGGTCACCGTCGGCGTGTCCGCCGTGCTGTAGTTGGCACCGGGGTTCTGGCGCGGACGCAGTGTAAACGTCACCTGCGGGTTGTTGACGTAGGAGCCATCGAACGTAATGTCCGGGATCATGCGCCACGCAAAGCCGTAGTTGTGTCCATCACCGATGTTGAAGTCGGCAGACTGGATGTAGGAACTGATCGGGCTGGGCGGGTTGGTGGTGCCGTCGTCTACGCCATTCTCGTGGTAGACCAACTGGTTACCGTAGGTTGTGGCCACCGGGAAGTCACGCAGCGGCGAATCCAGCCATGCGGTACGCGACAAATTGCCATAGGACCAGATGCGCTCAAGGTGGTTGTAAACGACGTAGCGGTCAATCACCGTAGAGTTGGCGGAACAGTAGTACCACCAGATTTCGTTGTAGCCCTCGTTCGTTCCAGCAATAAACTGATATTGCTGCTGAAGGTTGATGTCGCCAAAGATGTATTGACGCAGGGGGCAGTACAGGGTTTCCACACGACCCGAGTACATGTAGAACTTATCCAGCCCCATCCAGTACGTGATGTTGGCTGCGGTTGCAACAGCGTTGGGACCGGCGATAGAAGTGTTGCTACCCAGAATCTGGAAGCCCCAAGTAAACGGAGGCCCAAGATACTGCATGGAATAGATCGCAGCATCCGTCCAGACCAAGATCTCCTGACGGGTTTGCTGGTGGGCAACGATACTGGAGCCGGTGGACAGTCGATAGCTGCCGGCCTGATTGGTGGCCGACGGGGTCCAAGTGGCGTAATCTTCCTGATCAGACCAGCGGACCAGAAGCGGATCAAGCTCAGTAAGGCCGTAGTCGTTGCAACCAAACGCAATTACAAAGCGCGAGGCGTCAGAGACCAAGACGGCGTTACAGATACTGGGGCAGCCAGCATCCGTCTGATACGCACCCGAGCTTGTGGGTGAGAGCAGCACCGCCCTGTCGTAGATTGTTGGGTTGGGGTTAACCTTCCACAGGTAGATCGCTCCCCCGCGAGGGTTGATGATCAGGTCTTGACCAAAGTTGGTCTGGCTCCACAGACGCAACTGCACGCCAACGCCCGACGTTGCAGACTCGCCCCAACCGGTTGCGTTGCTGTATTGGTTAACAACGGTGCCGTCTGCGTGAGCTACAGCGGTACTACCCACGCCTCGGGTGCAACCGGTGAATTGAGTGGATGTTTTGCCAGAGTACGTGATGTACTCGCCATTAATGCCGATGACGCCAGACGCTGCAAACCCAGTGGTAGAGACAACCGTGATGGTCGTGGCGCTGTCGTTGAGTGCGCCGTTTAGCGTAGTCGTTGCAGCAATCGTAACTGTACCGCCGTATCCACCAGCGCCCCAGCCGGTTAGTGACGCATAAATCTCTTGGCCGATGTCGATTTGATAGCTGAACGTCGCAGCGCCAGTGGTTCCAGAAGACGTGGCCGGAGAGCTGACTGTGATGCTGTAGGTGGACGAGTCAATATAGGTGATGCGGAACTCTTTGTTCAGCGCCGAGGCAGGGATGCCGTTGACTGCGCCACCAACACCAGAGATCGTGACAAAGTCGCCATTACCAGCGCCATAGCCCGGATCGTTGACAACAACAGTGGTAGAGCCGTTGACGGTCGTGAAAGCATTAGCCGCAATCACATTTACATCACGCAGTGGCGTGACATCGTAGAAGTTGCCGCCATTGGACTGCTGGATGTAATACTTCAGGTGCGTGCCCAAGCCCATCAGGTTGTAGCCTGCAAGATTCACCCAGTTCCACAGTGCCCGGCAAGTGCCCCAGAATGATCCAGTAGGCGGAGCCAAAGACGTGCCGTTGTTGTAGTAACCGCCGGTATCCCGCACCCAGCCACCGAGTTTCTCCGGATAGCCCGAGCGAAAGCGCACCTTGTCCATCTCGAACCAAGTGCCTTCGTTAGCCAGCGTCGTGGATTCTCTGTTTACACCGGGCTTGAGCTGGAGTTTTTGCAGCGGCATGAGCGCCCCTTTATGCGGTCAAAACCTCTTGCGCGTGTTTAATGTGCGCAATCCGGTCGTCTAACCCAATGGTACCGCCGTTGATCTTCTTTGTCATCCCGGTGAAGTCTTTAGCATCAGCCTCTTTATTAAGCTGACGCTTGTTCCAAAACCACCCGGCGGTGAGCGCTGCGTACTTGGGAACCAGCACATAGTCCGGGCTGTGGATGAAGTCCATATTTAAAGCATCGCCGGCCAGCGTGTAGTTATCTTTGCCGGTGAGCTGGATCAGACCGCGCCCGTGGTACAGCCAGCCCTCACCCGTCTCCTCCGGCCCGTTGCCCATACGCCCTGCGTATACTTTATTAGCAATCTTCTCGGGGTTACGGTGGTAGGGCTTGGCGGACTCCAGCGTTGGGAAGCGGCTCGGCCATGTCTTCATGAGGCCCTCTGCGCTGTAGTTCATGTTCTCCTCCAGCCGGGTGAAGTTCATGGACTCATGGGCACACTGCCCGATAAACGCAGCCTGCCGCTCCGGGGTGTTGATCTCGTAGCGGTGGAAGACTTCTTCCAGAGGTTCGACCCAGTCAACGCTGATCTTGAGTTTGGCGAGGGTGTTGGCGAGGCTCATCATTTGATTGCAGGTGATTTAGAAAGAAGATCGGTCTTAGCCTGCGAACCAGCACTAGAACCAAAGTAATACGCAATGATGCCAGTCCAAGCGGTGCCGAGGCTACCCAGCATCATCAGGATGGCGGGGTTGTTGGAGTCCACTTTGCCCAGCAGCATCATCACCATGATGCCGAAGAACCCGATAGTGACGATTGCCGCCAAAACCGGGGGGACGATAGAACGGGTCGTAGCCTGCATCTCACGGGCGGACTTGCGGTCATCTACGGCTAGCGACTCAAAGTTCAGGCCCAGTTCATTCTCTTGACGCTTTAGCTCGATCTCAGCGATCTTGATCTGCGCGATCTGCTCGGAAGTCAGCTTGCCGCTGGAGATGATGTCCTGAACCTTATCCGGCTCCACTCCAATCGCTTTGGATACTGCGGAGACAGCCATACCCATCAAGGGGCCGCCCATCGCAGTAGCGATAGTGGGGGCGATTTGTTTGAGCCATTCCATTACTGTTTACTCCTTGAAAGCATAGTTGCTGCAATCTGCAAGAGGACGCGGTACTGGTCCACATCCGGCGGTTCTTCTTTCCACCCAACGGTGATCTGCCCGACCAGCTTGCCCGGCTCTGGAGGAACCCCCACCCGGCAGCCGTAGGTCATACCCTTTTCCATGTACCACAAGCCGATCTCAGACTGCGCGGTTTTGTAGTGACCACACGGGATCTCACCGGCCATGAGCGCCACAACGTCCCTATTGTTGGCGACGTTAGAGGTGAAAAGGCCCACATCCAGTCCCTCGTGTTCCTTCTCCCTGCCCTGCTTGGTATACGCCCGATGCAAAACGCGGGTGCCAAACATAGGGTTTACCTTGAATATAGCTACGACTGTAGCGTCGGTGTTCCGAAATAGATGCGCCGCCGCATCCTCTACTCTGTCCTCGGCAATGGCGGGAAGCTTTTGCTGTTCTTTGTAGGCCCCGATCAGGAAGGCTTGGTTCTGCCAGATGAAGTAGCCCACGAACGCAAAGATCGCCATCAGGAGGATGGCAAACAGCTTGAACGGCGAGTCCACATAACTGAGGACCTTGTCGATCAAGCTGTTGTGGTTGATCTTCTCTTCGCTCACGACATGGCCTGTTTGACAATGAAGATGATGATGACGCCGATGATGACAACACAGATCGCTCCACCAACGATCTGCGCCATGAGTATCCGCTGGGCCGACACCTTCTTGCGTTCAGCCGCAGCGATACGTTCGGCCTTCTCCCGGGCCTGTTTAATCTTCATCCGCTCTTTGAGCATCATCTCCCATAACTCAGGGTACCCGCCGTAGACGAGCTGATGTTTGAGCGCCTCTTCGGCCTCACGCAGAGCGTTGGCCTGCATAACGATTTCCATAGCCCTCCCGGTGTCTGACTTGCCCGACTTGCCTGCGTCGTTTGCAGCTTTCTGGACTACGTCACGCGCATCAAAGAACCGGCCAAACTCACCGACAAGGCCGTTGATGTCCTTGCCTAATTTGATGGCCTTTTGAATGCCCGCTACCGCAGCCTGCGCGGTCGCAAATGCGGTAATGGGATCAATCATTTCACTACCCTAGCTCTGGATACCCCATGGGCTTTTTAGCCCAAGGATTAACTGCAACTGACATACGGGTTCCCGTATATTCCTCTACCCCATGCAAGATGCCGGGGGCAAAAACAACCATCCTGTTGGTGATTGGTTTGACGGTGATGGACTCTGTCCTGAACTCCCCGCCAGTCACATTTACATCTGCGTAGTAGACGATGCTGCAAAGCGGATGAGCCACCTCGCCAGTGGTGTTTTGCAGGGCCTCGTCCTTATCGATATGCCAGTCTGGGCGAGTGCCGTAATGCGCCCAGTACTCACACCCAGCCATGGATGTCAGGTCAAAGAACTTGGAGGCCGCCTTCACCAGCAGCGCCATGGGAGATTGGTCTTCTTGGAACCCGGCTAGAGTGCTGGGCTGCCATTTCATGGCTCGAGCCTGATCGCTGGACGAAAAGAATCCCACCACCGCAGAGCGGTGAGCGTCGTCCAACACATTATCAACCACGATCAGCATTTGTTGTAGATCAGAGCTAGAGTCAAACGATAGAACGGCGCGATATGCGACTGCGGGCGGATGGTGTGCGGGATCTTGGCGTCAAACGCAATCAAGCGGTTTGGCGTGTAGGAGCTGGCGAACACCACCTCTTTGATTGGCTCGTCATAAAACAGCGTCTCCCCGTGCCAGCCATCGCGCCATTCCAGATTGACGTAGTACAGCAGCACCTTGTCTTCTGGGTGGGCATGGACAAAGTTGGCGTCCGACGGGGTGGACAGGTTCATGACGCACTTGGTTAGGTTGAACCCCTCCATCTCTTGACCGACAGGCGTTGCCTTGAGCTTGGGGACTAACTGGATGCGCTCGATGTCTTCCGGAGAGTACAGGGCGTGTAAAAACTGGTGCTTGCTGTTCTCCACGATATTGCCGTCGGCCCAGCCGATCCGGTACATGGACTTCTGCGCAAAGGCGTACAGGTTGCTCCTGTATTCCAAATCAAACACGTTGTCGTAGACCCGCAGCTTGCGCCCGTTGTCTACCGTCACCTCGCGGATCACGCTGTTTGAAAGCACTCAAGCACCTCGCTGTATTTGGTCTTCGTGAAAGAGAACGTGAGCATACGGCGAGATTTACCGGGAACCAAGTCCACCGAATGGGGTACAGAGGTATCCATCAGCCACACATCGTTTGTTGCAGCGCAAAACTCTTCCACGTACTCCGAGGTGCGGGTCTCTTTGTCCCAGTGATAGAACTTGGTCACCTCGCCGTGGGTGTCGAGGTAGACATTAATGCCGCAGGTCTTGTTTAAATCTACGTGCGCAGGCAGAACCGGATTGGCCGAATCTGCGGCAGGCAGCTCCAGTAGGAACACATACGGGCGCTCACGCTTCAGGAGCGCCGATGGCAACTGCTCCAAAAACTCTGCCTCGTTTAAAACGCTCAGTGTCTCGGTGTACGGGATGGAGGTGCCCTCCAGATTGCGGGCGTATTTTTGTACTCGGTAGTACTTTTGATGGGGCGCGAGAAGCTCTCCCCTGAATGGGGAAAGATCAATTTTGTGCGTGAGTTTGACCGCGTGGTTCATTTAAACAGAAGGCCGTACACATCTGCGCTGGCAACCAAGGTAGCGTCCTGAGACCGCACTGCAATTTGATAGGGGGCAGTGAACTGTTTGCCGTTGACGGCTACGGTGCCGCGACAAAGAAACAGGTTCGTGCCTACTGGCAGCGTCGTGGATTGACCGCCGGGAAGCGTGAACACGCTGATAGGCGGCACATAGCCTTGGTTGACCTCGGGGTCGTAGCACCAGCACACCGTCGGCTGGTTGGCGGTACACAGCATCAACCTGTTCTCGTGATCGCCGTAAGAGAACCAGCCGGTGTTGCACTGTAGCTGCACCTCTCCGGTGGCTTTGTCCCGGCACGTAAATTCGCCCTCGCTGAAGAACAGGACGGTTTTACTGGCCGCGCTGGTCCGGACCTCGACCACATCCCTTTGGTTGTAGTAGTTGGCGTAGAGGACGCGACCAAACGCCGCGAAGGGTTTACGGGTCATAGTTAAACCGTCTGGAAGGGCGTGGTCGGGTTGTTGGTCAGATCAGCCACGGGGAACTCATGAGTCTGTCCCACCATGCTCTTGAGCTGGTTGACCTGCTGCGGGTTGGCGGTGAGCTTTTCCTTGGCTTCTTGCAGCTTGGCGTGGTGCATACCGGCCATGGCGATGCGCTTTTTGATCTCTTCAGTATCGGTGACATCGGGCCACATGGTCATCGGCTGAAAGGCATACGCGGTGTACGCTGCCGGGTCGGTGCTGGCCGTCGTGTCGGAGGCAAAGGAAACCAGCAGCGAGTTGCTGGCCTCGTCGTACCCTTGGATTTTGAATTTGATGCTGTTCATTGTTGCTCCGATTAAGCTGCTGGACCTTGCCGCGTGCCGGTCGCGGTCCACGTAACAAAACTATTACCAACGATGTAGAAGCCGGCTGCACCACCTGCACCGCCCGGACGGGGGTTGGCGCCACCAGTTGCTGCGCCGTTTGCACCGTTGGCTCCACGACCACCACCAGCACCACCACCGATGCCTTGGAAGTCGCCGGGGTTGCCTGCGCCGCCCGCACTGTCTGTTCCGTTGTTGCCGGGATAAGCGCCGCCACCACCGCTTCCGGGGTTAAAGCCTGCGCCGCCGCCACCACCACCGCCCCAACCAGAACCGCCCTTGCTTGGCGTCCAGCCAGAACCACCACCGCCGCCACCGCCGCCACCAGCAATCACGTTGTTGTTCTGGATGGTCGTGGCCCGGTTGATATACAGAGCGTTGCCAGCATTGGTGCCGGGGTTGCCCCCGCTCTGAGCGGCAAACTGAGAGTCGCCGCCGTTACCACCCATGCCTTCGATAACGCCGTTGTTGATGATGGTGACGGTATCCCCGGCGTTAAAAGAGTTGGTCACCAGCATGGCGTATGCGCCGGTCGAGGTGCTGCCAACAAACACCCCGCCGTTCACCGTGACTTGGATGTCAGAGATGCCGGCAATGTACGTACCACCCCGGTTGGCGTACACATCGTAGTTGTACGTCGAGGAAGAGATGGTCAGCGGGATGAAGACCCGCTTGGTCGTGCCGTAGAAGTTGCTGATCGAGATGGCCCCGGAGGTGGGAACCGTCGTGTTGTTGGAGGTTACAAACGCACCCCCACGGTAATACTCAGACATGCTGATGGGGTTAGACCCCCCGAACTCAGTCTGTATCTGGGTAAGCGACAAGGGGCCAGAAGAAGGCAGAGCCATATCTGATCCTTAAGGGGTACCAAATGCCGTCACATCGTTGGCGGAAACAATTGCACCGTTGGTGTTAATAGACGCAACCGTCACGCCACCGTATCTAAACAGCAGCTTACCGGCAGACTCCGTGATCGTCCAGTTGGTGGTCGTCAGAGTACCGGCACCAATCGCCACGTTGTCCGTGCTCAGGGTGTTGGTGTTGGCGTTGTAGGCCAGCCCGCTGTCGATGAACGGCGACTGGTTGCCCGTAGCCTGCGCCCCCACCAGCACCAAGGAGGTCGTGGTGTCCGAGCTGGTCGTCGCGCTGATGTTGATATTGGTAGCGTTAGTCGCGGTCCCGGACACATCCCCGGTCACGTTACCCGTCAGGTTGCCCGTGACGTTACCCACCACCGTGCCGATGATGTGGGTGTTCTGGAAGTAAAAGTTGGTTCCCTCAGACCAGACCGTCATGGTCTTGCCCGCCGGGATGGTGACCCCAGCACCCGCAGCGGTCGTGTTACCGATCACAGTCGAGTTGTAGATTGTGGCGGCGTAGCTGCTGGCGTTATAGATGACGTAGGTCTTCTCTGCCGGAGGCGCATAGACCGAGAAGTTAGCCCCGGTGGTCGTCGTCAGGGCAATCGTCATGTTGCGGGCTTGGTCAGCCGCACCGTTCAGGGCCGTGAGCGCTTGGTTGGCCGAGATAACGGAGACGGATACATACCCGGCAATGGCCGACTCAACTAGCGTGCCCAGATTGGTGTTGGTCGTGTTACCCCACGTACCGGCTTGATCGCCCGTCGTGATCAGTTCGATCCGCAGGCTGGGGGAATAGGTGCTCATTGTGAGGTTCCTTATTGGGAATTAGGGATATTTTGCCAGCCCGGGTTCTGGGCGTCATCTATTCCAGTCCAGCCCGGCGTCTGCGTGTCGGTGATATTGACCCAGTCGGGGTTCTGGGTGCTGATGATCTTGATCCAGCCACCGACGCCAAAGCTGTCGGCCAGAGCGGCGTTCTCGCTGATCGCCACCGCAAATGCGGCCTGCACGGTCGAGATGTCCGCGCTGTTCAGGTTCTCAGTGATGCTGACCAGCAGGTTTACAACCGCCGTCTCAACAGATGCAATTCCAAAGTTCTCAACGATGGAATCCACGTACACGCTGATGATGGTGCTCAGGTCCGCTACAGACGCGTTCTCGGAGACGGCAGCGGCAAACTGGGCGGCAATGGCCCGAACGTCATCCATGCTGACGTTTTCCGTGACCGACAGGGGGAACTGCGCAGTGATAACCCGGACATCGTCCAAATTGGCGTTCTCGGTGATGGACTGGGAGAAGTTGGACTGCTGGGTGCTGAAGTCAGCCACCTCAATGATGTCCTCTGTGCGGGACTGCAAGGCGGCAAAGAAAGCCACCAGATCGTCTGCAAGGACGGCGTTTTCCGTCACGGACTGAGCGAACTGGGCGGCGATAGCTGGGGTGTCGTTTAAATCGCTGTTCTCGCTGATGGATTGCAGGAATGTCGATGCTTGGGCGCTGGCGTCGTCCATGCCCACGTTCTCGTTCACGGCCCCGAAGAAAATGCCGGCGGTGGAGTCAACCTCCTCCATCGTGACGTTTTCAGTCTGGCTCTGGAGGAAGGCGTAAAGCTGGGTGCTGGCGTCGTCAGAGTTCAGGTTCTCCGACAAGGAAAGAACAAAGTTCGTCCCTGCCAGCGAGGCAAACGGTGACTGGGCGAAGCTTGCAATTCCGAACATGATTAATTATCAGCGGGTAGCGGCGTGTTACCTTCTGCCAGCCACTTCAGGTACTGTTGGTAGTCGGTGTTGTCTTCAGAGAAGGGGATGAAGGCGTTGTCCATCAGTCGTTCGACGCACGGAGCGAGTTCACCGGAGTCGGGAGATTTGCAAAGTTTGTACATTTCAAAGTTCCGCAGATGCAGCCAAATTTTCGCTGGCTTCACTGTCACCATAAAGCACGGCGAGTCCTGCGCTGCTTGCCCCGCTGCTTGAAGTGACAGTTAGTTGGACGCCGGTGGGAACCGACCATTGTGCGCTAATACCAGTGCAAGTGAATGCGGCGACGCCCGGAATTAGAAGAGAGTAATTTGCCAAATGGGTTACGGTGGGCGATGTGCGCTTGGCAACCTGAAACTTGAAGTTCATTGAGAACCCCGTAGAAGTTCTGCTTCCTCCAACGCCACCCGTTCCAAAACGCTCGTAATACCGCTGGCACTGGATCAACTGCCGCCCGTAGTCAAGGCGCTCGAAAGGCTCGGCCACAGTGCCTGCTTCCAGTTGCACCCCGGTGATGTAGAAGGTTGCGCCGTTGGTTCCGACGACAGAGACCGCGCCGGTGGCTGAGAAGTTGTTGTTGCCGTTCCACGCCCCAGCAGTTCCGCTAAATGCAGTTCCAGCACCAAGCGAAAAGTTAAGGTCTATGCCCACACCGTTAGTCACCAACCATGTTCCGCTAGTATCCCCGGCAATGGTGATGGTTTTATATTCCCAAGTGTTAGCAGAAGAAACGGCATAACTAAAAGGGTAACTCCTATTTGATGCAGAGTTTCTTAAAGAACCACCAAAAGTTCCTGTTAGTGAACTGCGAACCCAAAAGCTGAGAGTTACAGTTTGAGCGTTGGCTGAACCCCAGTTTAGGTCTGCACAATTAAATCCCTCAATTCGTTGATTGATTGTGAAGTAATCGCCTGAACTAACGGAATACGCTGATGAAGAAGTAACCCCTAAATAATCTGTAAATCCTGCTGGCGGCGTTACTGCACCTGCATCTTGCTGAACTGTGTATTTGCCACTTGCAGAAACAAGGGCTTGCCATCTATCTAAAGTGTAGTTGTTATTACCACCAACACTCGCCCCGGCGTTCCTCTGATCAATCCGCATGTCACCATTGATGATGCGGTTACGGAACCCCTGTGCGTTGGCTTCGCTACTGAGCAGCGCGGCGGATACTTGAGTGAGCGGCATCAGTTGGTCTCCGGTTCATCAGCAGGCAGCGATTGATTGCCTTCTTTGCCTGTGCCGTTGCATTTCTCACAGCATTGCACCGACTTGTTTAAAAGACTTGGTACTACACCACGCCCATCGCAAGCCACGCACATTGGTCTGTATGTAGGCTGTGGCGGGTTTGCTATTTGATTGAAATAAATCATGGTCTACTCCTCGGCAGGCAGCGGGGTGTTCCCGGCTTCCAGCCACTTCAGGTATTCAGGCGTAGTCACAAGGCATGATTCCTGACGGCCATCGGGCCATTCGCGCCAGACAATATCTGTTTGTTGTTCAATTGTTCGCGGAAGAATTTTCCAAACAGGTTCGTTCATAGCTCACACCCCGTGAGTAAAAGTTGACCTGTACCGACTCGAAAATCCATAAATACAGGCAGGCCCATAGTTAAACCCGAAGCCACATTGGCCAGAATACGAAGCGCGTAATTACTAACCTGACTTGTATAAGTAATAGCAGTGCCGTTTTGAGCGGACAAACCGTCAATATGTATCAGGAAATCAGATGCTGCGGAAGCACTTAACCCTGTAGGCGGAACCCTTGTAACAACAGGAAAGATAATTGTTATAAAAGCAATTGTATTTGTTGCACACACGCCTGACGCAGGTAGTCGATAGGTAGTGCTGCCGCCAGCGTTCCATGCAGGCAGGTACCGCTGACACATCATCAGCTCGCGCCCGTAGTCCCGATACTCAAACGGGGTAGCGGAGGTGCCCGCCTCAAGCTGGACGCCGGTGATGTAGAAGGTGGCTCCGTTTGTCCCGACGACAGAGGTTGCGCCAGTGGCTGAAAATCCGGTTGTTGAACCCCATGCGCCTGCGGCTATGCTCAACGAAGACCCGACGCCAAGACCAAACGTCAAACGAATACCTGCGGTGTTGTCGGTCGTCCATGTGCCAGTCGTGTCGCCAGCAATCGTGACCGTCTTCTGCTCCCATGTGTTGGCTGCACTGATCGTGTACTGAAACGCATAAAAACGGTTCTGAGCGTTGTTTTGCAAAGCCCCGCCAAACGTACCTGTCAACGAGCTTCTTACCCAAAATGACAGCGTAATGGTCGCCGCGCTTGCAGTTCCCCATCCGAGGTCTGCCGTGTTGAAGCCTTCAATACTCTGACGTATCCCAAAGTATTCGGCCGCGCCTACCGAGTAAGCAGACAACGAGGTGACCCCAAGATAATTGATAAAACCAGTGGGAGGCGTAACGCCACCCGCATTGCGTTGCACGGAATACTTACCAGAAGGGGATTGCAAAGCCTGCCAACGATCTAATGTGTACACCCCGTCAGTCGGCGTCACACTCGCCCCGTTATTCCTCTGGTCAATGATCATGTTGCCGTTGATGATCCGGTTGCGCCACGAGACGTTGTTGGTGCCCGACTGGGCGATGCCTACTGCTGCGGTCATGGTTGGTCCTTAGCGGAAGATGGCGACAAAGACAAAAGGGCTATCCACATCCGCCGAACCTGACCCGCGTTTAACGTTGATCGGCACGCCCGAAGTAGTCAAGGCTACCCCCGCGTCTTTTGTCACAACAACTAAATCTCCACCAACTTGTTCAGCGCCGCCAGCAAAAGCGTAGTTGGTATCGGTTAGGGCGGTAGTTAAGTTTATGGTGTAGTAGCCGGTACCCCGATCTGAAATGCTCGTGACGTTGCCACTGCCACGGATCGCCGGAGTGCCGGTACCGTTAAAACTAATCCACGCCCGACAGCCGTAGGCGACAGCATTGGAGCCATAGCCCGAGTTAAACGACAGGTTACCGCTGGTGTCCCACGAAGGAGCGCCTGTAGACAAATCTGCTGGAATGACCGCGCCCACAGCAATCTTGGCTGTGGTGATTGCATTGTCTGCGATATTGGCAGTTGATACGGACCCCGCCGTATTAGCAATCGCGTTCAGGACCGAGGAGACGTAGAACGACTCCGTGACCACCAGATCACCCGCAGAGGCTGGGTTCACCAGAACTACCGTCGTTCCGTTGCTGGCGGTGTAGTCCGCCGTGCCAAGAAGGACACCATTCCTATAAACATTCAAAAACCCCACCGTGTAGCTGGGCGGGGTGAACGTGGTCTGGCCTGCGGTGGCGGTGAACTCCGTGAGGGTGCGGTAGGCGGTCGTCGTGACCCCGGAGGCCGGGATGCCCAGAAAGCGCACAGAGATGTTGGCCGTGCCCGAGGGCGGCGCGGCGGAGAAGGTCAGGGTGGTGCCGTTGACCGAGTAGGTGCTGGGGTCTTG